GCAGGAAGTGAAACTATCGAGGAAACTGAGTTAGTTGTTGAGGCTAAGGATAAGACAGGAATTCAAACTTATGTAGCATGGAAAGCTGCAGTTAAGAAAATAGACCCCAATGCTAAGTTCCACGGAGATAAAGATATAGGTGGTTCATTTTCTAAAGAAAAAGGTTACGATGCTGAATGGGATGGAGCAACTGGCGAGATAAGATTCATGGAATCTGTTAATGAATCACTAGGACCAAAACAAATTGTTGTTGGTAAAGTATACATGGCTGGAGAAGCAGGGGATCCTAAGCAGAAACCTACAAAAGTAAAGATACTAAAATCTAAAAGGGATGGCAACTCTGAATACTATGATGTAACTGTACAATATCTTAATGGTGATAATAGAAAATACAATTGGTATCTTGAAGATACTGACAAAATATTCGATAAAGTGGATGAATCAGTTAATGAAAAAGCTCCTCAAATGAAAGATGGAGATTTATCAAATGATCCTTTAACTGGTCCTGGTAGGGCTAAACAGAAAGCTGAAGAAAAAGCAAGAAGTAAATACAGAGGTGAAGCTTCCTTCAGAGATAAAAAAGATAACCTACATTACAGAAAGAGTTATGGTTCAGATAGAGACTTTGAAGGTGCCGCTAAAACAGCTGGTACTTCAATTAGAAAATAAACTGGGAGGTGAGAATTAATGACTAGAATACTTTTGTGTGAATCAGCTTGCATAGATCCTAAATGGAAAATATTAAGCGAAGATAAAATGAGCGGATATACTTTAGAGAAATTTAAAGCAGCTGCCGTTTTACTTGAAAGTAAACAAGATGAAGCTAGCGAGAAGCTTATGTTAGAAGCAGTTGATTCGATGAAGGGTAAAGTGCTAAAAGTTCAAGGTAGGTTTCAAAAGGCAGATGAATTAAATGCAAATAAACGTAAATACCCTTTTAGTATACTACAGAGGGAAGTGGCTAGACTACAACCTCTTATTAAAATGAGAAGGTTGTTAGGTGAATTAGACCACCCAGAAATATTAGAAACAATGCTGAGAAATGTATCTCATTTAATATCAGAGTTACGGATGGAAGGTGATGAAGTGATCGGTGTTATGGAAGTATTACCGACAGCAAATGGAAATACACTTCGTAGTTTATATGAATCAAAAGTTGATGTAGGTGTTTCCTCAAGGGGAGCAGGGTCGGTACAGACATTTGAGAATTATTCAATGATAGGCGAAGACTTCTTTATGAAGACTTTCGATGCAGTAAGTGATCCTTCAACACCAGATGCTTATCCTAAGATGACAAACGAGATAGCTAAACTGGACTTGAAGAATTATGGAATGTTAAAAGAACAGCAACTAATATTGGCTGGAATATACTAAGGAGGTTAAGACAAGATGTCTGATACTATAAAAGTAATTGATAAAACACAGCTCTTAACGGAACTACAACTGGAAGTTGACAGCAGTAAAAAAGGATTAATGGTTTTGGAATCTTTGAAGGAAGCAATGTTACCATTGTTACTTACTGAGGATCAACAAAAGTTTTTAACAGAAATTCAAAAGGGGTATAAAGCTGATGTAAAATTGTTGAAAGAGCAGAATACCGGATTAATAACTGAATTAGATCAAGGAGCAATCTTGATCGATAAGTTGTCCACACAAATGGATGAGTTAGTAACAGAACAAGAGAATTTACAGTTAGTGAATGAGAAACAGATAAACGAACTCACATCTAATCTGTTACTCTCTGAAGCAAACAATTACTCTTACAAGAAGATGTCAGTCGAGGTCAAGTTGAGACCTTTCGCAGAACAACTACTAGAATGTAAATCTAAGTTAGAAGTTGAGAGTAAAATTAAAAGCATTTCTGAAATTGAATCAGCCGTTATGAAAAGACCCTCTATCTATGGAGTTGAGAAGGGTATCACAGCACATGAATCAATCGATGCGTATTTAACAGAGAATGGGGTAGAAGTTGAGAATGGTGGTAAGGAAAATCTTACTAAAGAAAAGAACGAACAGGCAAATCTTGCCGGAGTAGACAAAGACTCGAAGGATACAAAATAAACAAAAGGAGTTATTACAATGGGTAACATGATAACAGAAGCTTTACAGCAACGACTAGATGCTGATAAAGTACTAATGGAAAACTATAGTCATCTATTAAAGGGTATTTCTGCCCGAGATGCGTCTTCAACTTTCTCTAAAAAGAGAACGATTGCGAGATTAATGGAAACACAGCAACTACACCTAGCAAAGACATTAGGACTTAACAGTCTTAATGAAGATACACTTGGTGGAGACATTGCTACATTCAAGAAATATGCACTACCATTGATTCGAAGAATCTATGCTGTAATGCCTATCGATGAGTTAGTAGGAATTCAACCTCTAGATGGTCCTGCTGGAGTTATTTTCACGTTAGAAACTAAGTATGCTTCTAACAAAGCACCAATCGCATCTGGAACAACTGTATATGACAATGCGACTTCATCTTATGCTAGTCAAATAGTATCTGGTGAAGAATTTAGAGCAGCTGCTTCTTCAAGTGCTACTTATAGTGGTACATTAGCTTGGAGACCTGTTGTTGCTGGTTCTGTAACTATTACTATCGATGCCATAACTGCGGTTGATGATGGTGCTGGTGCGTTTACTGGTACTGGTGTTGCTTCAGGTACAATTAACTACAATACTGGTGCGGTTTCAATTGTTCTTGATGCTGCTGATACTGTTGCAGCTACTGCTGTGTATCAATATAATTCAGAAGCGAATACTGAGATTCCTGAAATCGAAATTGACGTTACTGAACAAGCTGTACTAGCGAAACCTAGAAAGCTAAGAGCTAAATGGTCACCAGAAGCTCAGCAAGATTTAATTGCTGTTCATGGTGTTGATGGTGAAGCTACATTTGTTGCTGAAATGGCTAACTCTATTCAAAGAGAAATTTCTAGAGCTATCATTGAAACTGTATTAACACAAGCAACTGCTGCTAGTAATGATGCAACTTTCTCTAAAACACTTCCAACTGGTGTGTCTTGGGATGAGCATAAACGATTCATCGTTGACAAAATGATCGAAGTTTCAAATGCTATTTATAAAGCTACTCAAAGAGGAGTTGGGAACGTTGCTGTTGTTTCTGACGGTGGAGCAAACATCATAGAAACTCTTCCTGGATTTGTAGCTGAAGTTAGTGGTACTGAGATTCAACCAACTGGTAAGATCGGTACTCTTAACAACAGATGGTCTATTCTTAAAGACCTTTGGTTAAGTCAGTCTGACACATGTATCATAGGATACAAAGGTGCATCTTTCATGGATACAGGTACTGTTTACAGTCCTTATGTATCTCTAATGTTAGATACTATCGTTGATCCTGCTGATTTCAAAGTCAGAAAAGGATTTATGACTCGAGACGCAATCACTTCCATAAACAACAAGTTCTATGGTAGAGTATTAATAACTGCGTAATAGGTTATAGATAGAAGTAACTTCAAGGCTGGAAGGGTTTGAGAGAGCCCTTCCAGCTTTTCTAAGGGTCTTTTACTGAGTCACAAAGGTAACGTTCTTTGTGATTGAATAAAAACTCCTTAGAGGGTTTTTAAAATAAGAAAAGGAGGAAGTATAATGGGTAAGGCTAATAAAAAAGTATTAAAAGCTAAACTTGATGACTTAACCATACCATACGATGGTAGAGCGTCTGAGGATCAACTACAAAAGTTAGTTGATGAAGCAGAAGCAGCTGCACTATTGTTAGTAGAGGATGAGAATGATGAAGATTCAGATACTAGTGAAGAGGATTCTGAGAATAATACTGAGGAACTTGACTCTGATGAAGATACAACTGCTGTCGAAGGAAGTGAATCAGATAATTCTGAGGAAGAAGATACTGAATCGTCTGATGAAATTCTTGAACCTTTAAACGATGAAGAGGAAGAATTAGAGGATGGTATCGAAGATATAGAAAATGATGGGGAGAAAGAAGGACTTATAGTTGAAGGTAGACTATTTGGTCTTGAACTTGATCCAGAATTAAGTTCTGAAAATATGATTTCTAAGATAGCTGAATTTAAAGTAAAAGCTGCTGAGATTAAAGACAAAGCTGTTGAAGCAGCTAAGTTAAAATCAAAAGCTAAATATTATATTAATAAAGCTAAAGGTAAAATCTATGGTAACATAGTTATTGATGGAGTTAAAAGCACTAAGAAGATTTACCCAGATCAGACTGTACTAAGCGAAGTAAATCCTGATCCTAGGGCATTTATTCAAATAAAGTAAAAGGATAATTATGGCAATTCAATTAAGTGAAGTAAATTTAATTTTAAAAATAAAGTCAAGGCTAGCTGGTAATGTAGTCACTTTAGAACTGGACTCTTCGAAGACAGCAACTAATGACTTTGCACATGCCATAAATAGTGCTTTGATAAAATACTATACTATAGTAGGGGTAACTTACAATAAAAAGTTATCAGTAGTAGATGGTCAAACAATGTATGATCTGTCAGCAGATACTGCGTTGTCTAACATATCAACCGTTGATTCAGATTTTTCAGACTTACCTAGTCCTGTTAACGGATTTGGAATGTATGATATCTCTGGCGTGCCTTACTTAGGGTTTGCTGGAGCAGGATACATCGAATATGCAATTGATTATAACTCTTACCTAGAAACAGTACAGAGTGCACAAATACTTTTTGGTATGGACACAGCTTGGTCTTTTGATAAAGCATCGAAGAAGCTATTTATTAAAGCTGCTTCAGGAGTTTCATTTGTTAATTTAGTATGTATGAAAAACGATATAGTCCTAACAGACGTGGATGTATCACATTGGTCAATTTTTGAAGATATGTGTGTAGGCTATACTAAGATAACTCTTGGTTTAGTTCGAAGAAAGTATCAAGGTGCACAGTTGCCAGGATCAGAAGTCACACTAGACGGAGGAGAATTGGTAACAGAAGGTACTGAAGAAGTTAAAATTGCCATCGAGGATTTACTATCTTTGCAAGAAGATGTAATTGTAACTGGTTAAAATAAAATAGGAGGTAGATAAATGAGTAAGTTTGATTCGATTAAACCGATAGTTCAGCATTTCAAGACAAGATTACAACTTGAGCATGTTCAATTGGTAGAAGTAAAAGATAAGGCTCAAGCAGATAAATATATTAAAATATATGAAAATTCCATGAAGAGTAGACTTCCGCGAACCACATATAATTTATTATCAGAATGGTTGCTTGAGAATTTTAGTCCAAAGGTAATGCTAGGTGAGGTTGCGTTGTATGAACAGAATTTACAACTAATCCTAGCTGGTGTTACTCTTAACGAAGCTGAGTCTGGTGAAGACACTTCCCCTGAAGAATTAAAAGATGATGATGAAAAAGAAGATTCAACTGAAGATAAAGAAGGGGTAGTAGATACTGCTGATGATCAATTGAATATACAGGATGCTGTTTCTTTCGATTACAAAGATGATAAGAAAAAAGGTTCTGTAGTTTCCATAGATGAAGATACTGAAGAAGTAAGTGTCTCAGTTCCTGGAGATGATAAAGTCTACAAAATGGCTAAGAACGAAGTAAAAAGAGTTATTTCTGAAGATGACGATGAAGAGGAAGTAAAAGAACCGGAAGATTCTGAAGAAGGCGAAGATAAAGATTCTGAAGAAGTGAACGAGAATGCTGGTGTATTTATGTTAGTCGATGCAAACAATGCTGTTGGCAAAACTGTAATGTATGCAGGTAATCTTCAAGGTACTGTTCAATCCGTTAATAATGGTCTTGGTGGTCAAATACTATTAGTTGTAAAACTTGACAATGGTGGTACTGTTACAGATGATATAACACAGTTTCAAGCTATGAGTGATGACCCAAGAGCTACAGATACTTCAATTACTGAGTCTATAGACTTAACAGATATTATAGCTGAAAATGAAAAGTTTGACATCTATGAATTGTGTCAGTATTTTGAGTCTAGGGGATTAGAGTATGGTAAAGAATTTTCTGTTAAAGAAAATATAATTACTATAAATAGTTCAGCTAGAGCCAGAGTTCTAAGAGAAAGTGATGATGCTGATTCTACTAAAATTGTATCCGATGAAGAAGGTTCCGGAGATAAAGAAGATATACCTGCTGACAGTAAGGGTATTAAAGAAGCATCTGAAGTATATTATACAGGTACCAGAAATGGTATCGAAAAAATGACAACTAAGTTATCCAAGAAAGGGATAAGGTTTTCAGTTAAAGGTAATTCTATTTATGTTGATTCAGCAGACATGCCTGCTGGTAGTAAGGGTATCAAAGAAGGAAATAGTTCCAGTATGTATAATTTATTACTATCTGCAGATTTTGAAAAACTTTATAAAGAGGTAGATAAATATGCAGCTGGTGATAAAAGTGCTATGGAAAAACCAGAGTTACTAAAAAAGATTGGCACAACTCTCAAACGGTTCAACATTAAAGAATCAGATGATGGAGCTGATGCAATAGCTGATGCACAACCACAAGTTGCTGCTGATCCTAGAGATAACATTGCTAAAGCAAAAGATTTACTACAACAGTTAGTTGGTCTTGTAGCTACAGGAGTTAGTGCTGCTGACGTTTTTAACGAAGCAAAAGACATGGTTGACCCTGTTAAAGTTGTGAAGGATATGGAAGGTGAAGCTGAAGATGATTCAGTTGATTCTGACACACCAGATACAACTGCTAAAGACAAACCGTTACTTTCAAAGGATGATATAGCTGTTGATAGTAATGCAGTTAAGGTTGACAAAACTCACTCAGGTGAAAAGAATACTGTTGCTTCAGACACACCAAAAGATACTGATGGATCAATACCATTAATCAATAAGGGTGAAAAGAAAGTAGATAGTACTAAGATGGAATCCAACGAAGATGGAACCGGACCTGAAGGTAAAGGACCTAAAACTGGTAAAGGTGATGGTACTTGTTCAGATGATGATGAAGTCGTAGATGAGGCAGTTGATGCTAAATCTAAGGACGCTGATGTCACAGTTGATACAGATACTCAAAAAGGAGCTGGTGGTGGAGAGGCAATGCCTTCAGCTGTAACTGATGCTAATGGAAATGCTGACTCAGTAAAGATGGAAGCATCTGACCCAGAAATCTTAGCTGTTGCAAAGAAACATGGTGTAGATGCAAAAGCATTCTATGATTTCGTATCTGGAAAAGGTTCTGTTGACAAATCAGCATTAGATGGTATGGCTAAAGAGTATGCTTCTATGAATGAAGAGGAAGAAACTCCAATAGATGATAAAGAAGGTAAGGGTGATAAGAATGACGTGCCTGAAGATATTCTTTCTGAATCAGCTTTGTTTTATAAAGGATTGTATACCGTGTTAACTAAATTAACTGAAAATCAATTAGTAAACTATATCGGTCAAGCATATCCTGGCACTAACGCAAAAGCTCATATAGCACATGCTGTTAATGAGAACCTTTTAAAACAAAAAGGTAAAAATTACATTAAAGGAGCTAAGCTTAGCTAATGGGTTTTAATCAGATAGAGAGAACCATAAAGAATCAAAAAGTAGATAGTGTTGAGAGGGTAAAAGGTCTCAACAATCTACTTCAAGATTTGCATAGGATTCAAGCCAAGTTAACTTCTGCAGAAGATAAGCGAGCAATGGAAAAGTCTATAGCAGACTTAAACAGAATTCGTAAAAACTATAATGTGGTAGAAATTAATAAGGTGTATGACTCTTTATTAGAAGTTCTTAAAAATAAGGACTTGGTTGAAACCTTACTTAAAGGTAATTTGGTTAAAGCTTTATTTAAAGGATTGGTGTAATGGTAACTAATAATAATTTATATAATCCAGCAATAGATGAAACTACTAAGAAAGCAAAGATTGATTTTACTAAAGACTTGAGACTTATGCATACGTATAACCGAGATTTTAGTAATGTCATGCTTCCTAAGTTTAGATATCATCCATTGAATTGGGATACTACGAAAGCTGCTGCAGATAATATCTATGCTGAAAGTGATGATATGTCTTACAAACCTGCTATCTATGTCCCTCTTAGTGCTGAGATAAATCCAACAACTAAGAAATTAGAATTTTGGGGTATACAGCATCCTAGAGATATAATATTTTTTGCTTCAGTTTCAATCCTTCAAAATTGTAACTTATCGCCAATGATTGGTGATATGATTGACTACGAAAACATAACTTATGTTGTGAACGAGGTACTTGAAAATCAACCATTTGGCGGAGGTGTCCAATTTCTGACAGTTAATCTTTTCTGCTCTAGAGTAGATAAGAAATGGTCTGATAACATTGACTCGTAAATCAAAATTTCATAAAGGCTATTATGTAGGAAAAGGAAAGAATGAAGTAATGGGTTTGGTTAAAGCATTTAACAACTCAGTATTTGAAACTTACCGAGAAATCTCAGAGATAGCTTTACAAGAACTGTATGATTACGTTTTAGACGTAATCGATTCACAGAGGTACAAATGGAAACCTTTGTCTTCAGGCTATCTTGAGCACAAAAAGAAAGCTGGTTTGAGTGAAAAAACATATATAGCTACAGGCGATTACCGTAGTTCTATTATGATTCTAACTCAGAAAGATAAAGGATTTGTAGGACTACCGCAGGGAACACACAAACCCTCTGGTTTAACTTACAACCATTTAGCTAGAATACTTGAGTTTGGTGTTGGGATGAATAAAAATCCTAGAGTTAAACAAGCTCAATTTGAACCATGGGTGTTGCCTCCTAGACCTTTATGGAGACCAGCTCTTTCATGGTGGATTCGTAAGTGGAACAAGTACGAAGAAGGGATGATTGTTAATTTGAATAAGAAGGTTAAAAAACTATAATTGAGGAGGTAAGTATATGAGTAAGTTACCAAAATTGTTACCAATAACAAATAGGTACACGGTGGCAATAAAATATGTTGTTGAACATAACAGCTTTGATGGTATCATTAATCTAGGTTTTATGATTACTACAAGAGCAAGGTTTATGGTAAAAAATATTCCAAATGTCCCCTTTGAACTCTACGGCAGAGTTAAACGTAGACTTTCAGAGCTAGTGCTTGGAAAAGTAATGACTGTGGAAACTTCAAAATGTAATTTTCATGGTGTTTGGAATTCTCTAATATATGATGAGAACAATGTTTGTATTAATGAACTTATGGCTGAGTATATTAACGAGTTGATGAATACCCTGAAAGAAGTACCACAAGAAGAAGTAGCTCAAGTTTCAGAAGAAGTTTAAACCCTTCTAGGAAACTTTAGCAGGATGACAAAGGTTTTTACCTTTGTTTTAATTAAAAACCTTTTAAGGAGTGTTAAACAGAGATGGTAGTAAATAAAACTAATTCATTGTATATCTATGATAATACAATTTTAACGTGGTTGAAATCAATTGATTTCACAACTGCCGTCTATGGAGCAACTCCTGAAGGAAAAGCAGTGGTAGTAAGATTCCAGGCATTAAATACTGTTCTTACTGAGACAGTCCCAGAAAGACTTAATCAGAAGATCATAGATGATCTACCTGAAATAACTGTAGTATCCGCTGACCCACAACCTGATATTTCACGTCGTGGTAGAGCAGTTATTAGAAAGTCAGCGTTAGTAACACCAGAAGGAGGAGGTGAACAAGAGTATAGAAAATTCGCTTATCCATTACCATACACATTAGATTATCAAGTTGATATATGGACTAGATTTTTCGCTCATCAAAATCAAATTTTGTATGAGCTACTATTAGAATTCGACCCTGAAGTTATGTATCTTACAACTGACTTGGCAGAACCATTTGGTTCTAAGTGGGCTAAAGTAAACATAACTGATATAACTGATAACTCAGAATTAGAAAGGGAAGAAAAAGATGGTTATGTTCAGTTTAGAAAAACAATTAATTTGAAAGTAGATATATGGTTATGGCAGAATAAGTACCCTGATCTGACTAAACGGATCGAACAGGTAAGAGTAGACTTTTACCCTAGTTGTGTGTTAGAACCATCGCTAGTTGAAGAAATCACATTTGAATAAAAGGAGAAATAAAATGACAATGAAAAATTTTGAGTTAGCTGATTTATTTGCAAGTTTAGAGGAATTAAAAGATGTACAAGGAAAGGCGGATGCCTCTGCTAAGTTCACTTACGCAGTAGTAAAGAACAAGAATAAGATGAAGAGTTATGTTGATACTCTAACTGAGTCTTTGAAACAACTTGAGGGTAAAGAATTAGAAGCATCTCAAAAATATGATGAAAAAAGATTAGCATTAGTTAAAAAGAATGCTGAACTTGATGCAAGTGGAGAACCAAAAGTAGTTGGTAATAGCTTTGTATTCATTCCTGAGAACAGAGCTAAGTTTAATATTGAAATTGAAAAGGAAAAAGTTAATTATAAAGCTGTATTCGATAAACTGGAAGAGCTTGAAAAAATTAACAATGTACTGATGGATGCAGAAGTTGATAAAGATTTTAAATTTTTTAAAGTTGATTTTGATTTGGTTCCCAACAATTTAACAGTAAGACAAATGGAGATAGTGGTAAACTTCATTAAAGATGAAGAGGAAGACGAAGCGTAAATGTTATACTACATAAAGAATGCTGGTAAGAGTGTTTTTTATGGTATCAATAACAAACGCCAAGTTCCAATTTTTCCTGGTGGTACTCAGGTTGTAGAACTTATACCTGAAATCCAAAGAAGAGTAAACATAGGTCTTGCAGAAATTATAGGTGAATTTAAAGAACCTAAGTTAAAGAAAATAGTTAGAAAAACAAAATAAGGAGGTATAACAATGGCAATAGGAGTTATCACCAAGGAACTTGACGTAAGTCAATTCTCACAATTAGCTTCTCCTATTAACCCTGCGGTTTGTATTTATGCACCATGGGGTAAATATGATGAAGTACAGGAAATCACTTCGATAGTTGCATTACTCGAAGCTTACGGGCAACCAGTAACATCAGCGTTCGTTGGATTAATGGGTGTTAAGAAGTATTTTAAATATGGGTCACGTATCAAAGTAGTGAGGGCAAAATCAACATCTGATGCAGCATCTACTTTAACAATCGATGAGGCTGCTGCTGCTCCATCATTAGTGATCGGGGCTTTGTATTCAGGTGTTTACGGAGATGAAATATCAGTAGCAATCTCAGTATACAACCTTAAAATAAGAATAGATGTTTATGTAGAAGATGTTCTAAAAGAAACTTACCTGAATTTAGAAAAGAGTGCAGTTACAGATAAGAATGCTAATTATAAAACAGCAATTAATGGCGTTTCAGAATGGATAGAAATCACAACTGATGCTACTGCTGATGCACAGGCAAATGAACCAGATGCTCTTGTAGCGACTAGTTTAGCAAGTGGTGCGTCAACGTTACCTACTGCTGTGGAATTTGTAGGGACTGCAACTGGAGGTACTGGTGGAATTGCATCTGGTCTTCAAGCATTCAACTCATCTGGGTCTAGTTTTAATGTGTTATTATGCCCTGATGCGGCTACAGTAGCTTTAGAAGCTGACGTTGCAACAGTAATGAAAGAGATTCAGTCAATTGCTGCTTCTAGAAAATCATTCTTAGGATTAATAGATGGACCATCAGGTGCAACCATAGCTGAGATGACAACTTTCATGAACACAACTGCTGCTATCAATTCTACTTATACTGCTGCGTTTTATCCATGGTTACAGTTTAGTGACTCGTATCTTGCTGCTAGTGTATATTTACCACCATCAATTGGTGCATTAATTGCATTTACACAGAACGATGAAATAGCTTATCCTTGGTATGGTGCTTATGGTTATCAACGTGGAATTATATCAGAAGCTTTGAATGTAGAATACAACAGTACTGATGGAGATAGAACTTCATTAGAAGATGTACAAATTAATCCTTTTATTAAAGAGGATGGTATTGGTATAGTATTACTTGGAAATAAAACTAAGTATTCAACTTCACAAGCCACTCAGTCTATCAATATTAGAAGGTTGATGATTGAGGTAGTAGATTTAGTTGGTACTGCTGCTAAGTCACTTATTGCTGAACCAAATGATAATGTAACATGGGCTTCATTCACTTCTATGGCAAATAGAATTTTAGGAATTATCCAAGAGAAACGAGGTATCAATGCATACCAAGTCATCTGTGATGAGACTACAAATACTTCTGCTATTATTGATGCTGGTTATATGGTTGCTACTGTAAAACTTCAACCAGTTAAATCTGTTGAAATTATT